CATTTGAAGTCTATGGCTTTACGAGTCGCTATCACAATCCTAGCGAATCACAGTGCCCGTTGCCTGGATATAACCTAGACTTTTCCGACACAATTATATTTCAACTGTTGCATTCGCGAATGGCTCGCTCTGAATTTGAAACTGCATGTCGTGAACTCAAAGCCCAAACCATCTATCGTGATTCTTACGGTCGTGGTGATCTTGCATTCAACAGCAAGTATGAAGTTATGAATGGCACCCCTCTCAACGAAGTGATTATCATCGCACATGAGATTGTTCGCCGCTTTCGTGACAACTACAAGGTTCAAAAGATGAATACAATCTTTTTGACTGACGGTGACTCTTGCCCACCACGCTATCGTAAAAATGAAGTAGGCGAAGAGTATGAGCACTCACATCCTCGTCCTTGGAACGCTACAAAGGTGTTGCCTCTCTATGGCAAGAATATTGAGATGTCGATGAACCATTCTGTTCGAAGCTTGTATCGCGATCTCGTCATGAGTCTCAAGCGCACATGCGACACTACTGTGATTGGCTTCTTTGTAGCAAACTACAAGTCAGACTATAAAAACAACTGCATCACTGCTCTTCGCAGCCGCAAGCGTGACCTTTCATGGTCAGACGCGGTCATTGAATTTAACGCGCTACAAAAGATTGCTAAAAAGGAAAAGTGTCTTGCCATCCAAGGTGGATTTGGATATGATGCCTATTTCGTCTTTGATTCTAAAAATGGACTTGACATCAACGACGACGGAGAAGAGTTTGTGAGTGATGGCTTCTCAAAGGACGTGACTGACAACTCGTCACAAAATAAGATTGCGAAGGATTTTGCTAAATTCAACACTGAAAAGCGAGTTTCTAGGGTCTTTTTGAATAAATTTGCTGAGTTTATTGCATAAAAGTGAATTTTTTATCATTTTCTTATGTACAAATCATGAATTTTAGTGTATAATCATCCTGTAAGCAAAACCAACCACAACATACCAAAATATGACAAACGACCAAAAAGCAGCAGTCCTCAAAGACTTATTTGCAAATCACGACCCACAATCTGTCTCTAGCAAGACCATCTTTGACACTGGTCGTGCTCATTCCCTAAAGTTCAGGGAAATTGATGAAGCCTTTATTAAGCGTGCACGAAAAGTTGGTCGAGGCAAGTTTGACATCTCTCGTCTGTTGCCTGATGATCAGACATCCTTCTCTGCAACAAAAGAAGTTGCTGCAAAAGAACTCATTCCAGAAAATGCGATAAAGCTTGCTTGTGCCGTCTCTTCGGTCTCGAATGACGAGATCTTTATCCCCGAAAATGACCATACATTCGTCAAATGGGGTGAGTATAAAACCATTCAAAAGATCATCGAGTCTCGAATGTTTTTCCCTCTCTATATCTCTGGCATGTCAGGCAACGGCAAGACCATGATGGTCGAACAAGCCTGTGCCAAACTCAAACGTGAATATATTCGCGTACAAATCTCCCCTGAAACCGATGAAGATGATCTGATTGGTGGCTTTCGCCTTGTGAACGGCGAAACTGTCTTCCAAAAAGGTCCCGTGGTAAAAGCCATGGAGCGCGGCTGCATCCTGCTCATTGACGAGCTTGATCGCGGCAGCAACAAAATTATGTGTCTTCAGGGGGTACTCGAAGGCAAACCAATCCTGATCAAAAAGGTTGGTGAGGTCGTCACCCCGGCCCAAGGGTTTAATGTGATTGCTACTGCAAACACCAAGGGCCGGGGGTCTGATGATGGACGATATAGCGCAGCAAACATCATCGACGAAGCATTCATCGAACGATTTGTAGCCACGATTGATCAGCCATATCCGCCTTACAAGGTTGAACGCAACATCATCAGCAAGCACATGGAGTATTTTAAAGTCGATGACAGTGAATTTGTCGACAAGCTTGTTGCGTGGAGCAGCGTTATTCGTAAAACCTATGACGCAGAAGGTGTTGATGAACTCATCTCTACTCGTCGTCTGTGTCATATTGTCAAGGCCTATAGCATCTTCCACGATCGATTGACTGCAATTGGAATGTGTATTGCTCGATTCGAAACTGAAACACGTGAAGCGTTTCTTGACCTCTACACAAAGATCGACAGCAACCAGATTCAAGCAGAAGCTGCTACTGCAGTGGAAACACCAGAATCAGAAGAACCACCATTTTAAACAATTTAGCGGTTGGTCTACGCTAAACCATGAATCTATAGACCAAAACTGAATAAACATAACTGAAACAAAAACATATAATATGACTAAAATTGAAACAACCAAGTTGGCACGTCTCGTTAAGAACATGACTCAAAAGGAAGCTCTCTATACCTTCCTCGAAGCAGGTCATGAGTTCTCTGCTGCCGAAGCACGCAAGGCTGGTATCGCTGACCCAAGTCGCGTCATCAGCGCTCTTCGCAACGACCATGGTCTTGCAATCTACCTCAACCCACGCAAGACCCGTACCGGCGAGCGCATCAATCGCTATCGCCTTGGTACCCCACGTAAGAACGGCTAATTGCTAAGTTAAATATGCGGCAACAGTGTAAAAGCTGTTGCCGCATATCTTTCCCTATGAAAAAAACAAACGTCGAAGTTGGGGTTAAGTATGATTCGGAAAAACCCGACTACAGCCTAATTCCTCCGCATGCTCTTGATGAAGCAGTAAAGGCTTTGACATACGGCAAAAATAAATATTCGCGAGAAAATTGGCGACTACTCGACGACGCTGAAAACCGTTATTTTGCAGCAGCTCAGCGACACCTATGGGCCCTTCGCAGAGGAGAGACCTATGACTCCGAATCTGGACTACATCACGCATCACACGCAATGGCATGCATTCTTTTTTACTACGAGTTGCAAATTCAAAAATAATTGCATTTACAACCACTCCTCTCTAATATATAATATACTTACAACATGACCAAACTATCCTCTCAAACAATCGACATTCTAAAGAATTTTTCAGGTATTAACTCCAATCTTGTCGTAAAGGCAAGTGAGCCTCTCTCTACAATTTCTGAAGCTAAAAACATTATGGCAATTGCTGATATTTCAGAGCAATTTGTTGCTGACTTTGGTATCTATGACCTAAATGAATTTATTTCAATGTTCTCTTTACTTCAAGATCCAGACCTTGAATTTACGACTGACAGTGTACAATTTAAGTCTGGTCGCACCCGTGCCTCTTATAGATTTGCAGATCAAAGTATTCTCACGAGTCCTAAAAACAAGATCAATATGCCGCAGACTGATTTGTCTGTAAACATTACTTCAGAACTACTCACTCAAGTTCGCAAGGCGGCTGGGGTGCTTGGTCACTCAATAGTTTCTTTAAAAGGCGAAGACGGAGTCGTAACCCTCTCTGTGGTTGACCCTAAAAATTCTTCGGCAAATACATTTTCAGTGGTGCTAGATGAAAATAACCCTCAACGTGGTTCCTTTGACCTGCAATTTTTGATTAACAATCTCAAAGTGCTTCCAGGTGACTATGTTGTAGATATTTCATCGAAACTTATTAGCCACTGGAAAAATGGAAACATTCCAGTTCAATACTATATTGCTCTGGAAAAAACTTCAACGTTTAATAACTAATATATACTAATTATGGAAGAACAAACAACTGAACAAACAACAGGGAATGAAATCACTCTTGGTGATCTTATTTTGATGCATAACATTATTGCTACAGTATCTCGTCGCGGCGGGTTTGAAGCAAGTGAATTTAAACTCGTTGGATCGCTTTTTGAAAAGCTCAAAACGTATATTCCAGTGAAAGACGAAAACGCAGCAGAAACCTCTAACACTTCAACTGAAGGCGATCAAATGAAATTTGAGTTTGTTGAAGAAGACACTGCTGAGACTGTAACTCAATAAACATATGGCAAACGATAGGCTTGACGGGACTGCAGCACGCAACCCACTCTATGAATTATTCGTCCTTCCTGGAAGGATAATTTTATGGCTACAATATATGAATCCAAAAGGAGGAATGTCTGGAGTCGCAAAATCGAAGAGACGCGCTAACAGTCCCGTCATGACCTTCATCTATGCTTTGGGTTTTTGGGCCCTTACTGGTTTTCTTGCATACGTGCATTACTTTGGTGAAAAATAATATATTATGGAACTTGAAGACGACAAAACAAAAAAAGAATTGCTAGGCGCAATTCGTGAAATCTCCGCTGAACTCTACAAAATGGATGAAGCGCGAGATGCGATTAAAGAAATTATAGACGCTACAGCAGATGCGTTTAACCTGCCAAAACCACTAGTTCGTAAGGTTGCTAGACTATACCATAAGAAAACTGCTGCTCAGTTCGAGCATGAAGCAGAAGAAATTAAAAGTGTGTACAAACAAATCACTTTGGTATAAGATAGTTCTATGAAAAACGATGAATACTTGTGGGTTGAAAAATACAGACCACAAACGATTGATGATTGCGTATTGCCTGCAGAGCTAAAGAAGACATTCAACGAGATTGCGCAAGGAGGGCAACTTCCTAACTTGCTGTTGGCTGGCTCTGCAGGTCTTGGCAAAACTACGGTTGCTCGAGCGTTGTGTAATGTTTTAGATCTTGACTATATGTTGATCAACGGCTCTGAAGAGAGCGGCATCGATGTATTGAGAAATAAAATCAAGCAGTTCGCTTCAACCGTTTCGTTGAATGGTGGATACAAGGTAGTTATTCTTGATGAGGCTGACTATCTTAATCCGCAGAGTACGATGCCTGCGCTTCGTGGGTTTATCGAAGAGTTTAGCAACAACTGCCGCTTTATCCTTACTTGTAATTTCAAAAACAAGATTATCGAGCCACTACACAGTCGTTGTTCAGTCATCGAATTTAATACCACTAAAAAAACTTTAGCGACTCTTGCTGGAGACTTTATGAAGCGTCTTATGTTTATCTTAGACACTGAAGGTGTTAAGTATCATGAAAAAACTCTTGCAGAACTTATCATTCGATACGCTCCAGACTGGAGACGTGTGCTCAACGAGTGTCAGCGATACAGCACGAGCGGTGAGATTCCAACTGCAATCTTGGTTGGCATGTCTGATCAAAGCATTGCTGAATTGGCTCGTCATCTCAAAGGCAAAGACTTCAAGTCTATGCGTTCATGGGTTGTAAACAACAGCACACTTGATAGCGCAGTAGTTTTTCGTAAACTCTATGATAGTCTATATGACACTGTCGCTCCTGCTTCAATTCCTTCAGCAGTTCTTATTCTTGCTGACTATTCCTATAAAGCAGGATTTATGGCTGACAAAGAGTTGAATATGGTTGCATGCATGACTGAATTGATGGGAAATCTTGAATGGCTATAGAAAATAAAAAACTATCTCCGTTTGACTTTATCAACAGCATCAATGAAGGTCAAAGTGGTAAAAATTTGCTAGAGTCTGCTCGTGCAGATAACAGCGAAGCACTCGACTATAATGCGGTTGACAAACAGTATGTGCCATTTATCGTAAATCGTGGACTGTCATACTTCAACGACACAGTGCTGTTTGCAAACGAGATGAATCAGCGAGCGTTCTTGCCACACAAGATGCAGTATGATTTTCTAAAGCATGGAATACGTGCTCGCAAGAGATTTAGCAAATGGTCAAAAAAGTCAGATGACTCTGAATATATACAGTGTATTATGGATGAATACTCTTATAGTGCTGAAAAAGCACGAGCAGTATTTGATCTGTTTACACAGACACAACTAACACAACTAAAAAATAAAAGAGATGTCGGAGGAAGCACACGAAAAAGTAATTGAAGCAGAAGTATTGTCAGACACACCAGTCGAAAAACTTCATATTGATCCAGCAAAGTTTATTAAACGTATGATGTCTGGAGGCTGGAGAGTGTCGTCTGGTAAAAAGAACTTGTCTCCAAAGCGAGTAGAAAAGCGTCGCAAAAAGAATAAAGCTGCGCGAAAGAGTAGGGCTAGGTAAATTACAAACGCTATATTATAAATATATTATATCGTGTTCAAATATGATATAATATAAATATAGTATATCGTTATGACAGTACCACTTTCCCCCTCTATTATAGATTGGTCTCCACTTCAAATGCTTGAGGTCTATCTAAATGACCCTGATGACTTTTTAAAGATTAAAGAAACTCTTTCTCGTATTGGAGTCGCTTCCAAGCGCGAAGAAAATGTACTCTTTCAAAGTTGCCATATTTTGCACAAGCAAGGTCGCTACTTTATTGTACACTTTAAAGAACTCTTTATGCTTGATGGCAAGCCATCTACATTTACGTATGATGATACGTGCCGGCGTAATACAATCACTCTTCTTCTTTCAGACTGGGGACTGCTTGAAATTGTTAATAAAAATCAGGCGAAAGACACCACAAGTCTAAAACAGATTAAAATTATTTCTCATAGAGATAAATTTAACTGGGACTTACGTTCAAAATACAGCATTGGTAATATTAAAAAACGCGCATGAAAAGCTTCACTGAATACAACTCCCATGCTCTTCAAGAAGAGCTCGACTATTATGAAGCTTTGACACTTCTTGAAACTGTTGAACTTACTGAAAATTTTCTAAGCCGTTTGACCTCTGGAGTGCGAGCCAAGTTAGATTTTATAAAGACTCTTGCATCAAGTGCTGGAGCAAAGATTGAAGACGTTGTAGTCCTATTTAAAGACAGTCGAGTTTTTAAGTTTTTTAGTGCACTACGTTTTAATCTAGCTAATCTTTGGAAATCAATTAAAGCCGGTTTTGCAGCATATGCTCAGATACAACGTGCAGTTGCAGAATATATTTCAAAAAGTAAGATTGGTCGATGGACTGAAGAGGCCCTTCGTAATCTTGACAATTGGTTGCAAAAACATCCTACCATAAAAAGAATAGGTGGTTTTGCTGTTGCAGGCATGTTGCTCTATATTTGGTTGAATATGTCATTTACTGGAGACTTCTCGTATGACTTTGACTTTGCTGATATATTATCTGCGCTTTCGGGGAAATTTGCCCTATCAACACTCTTTGCTGGTACAGATGGCACGCGAATGTTGCTGCTGTTTGCAACAGGGGTGATGGGTTTAAGCTTTCCGTGGCCAGGACCGACGAGTGCAAAGTTAGTTATTTCTTTGCTAAACGGTCTGAGAAAGATAATTAAATCGCGGTAAAAGCGCCACATTATAAATAGTATAATAGCAAGTATCATATGTGCGTAGTAGCAGTAAAATACATCAAGAAATTTGGTTGGGTCGGCGCTAAAAATCGCGACAGAAACTATTCAACCTCTATCAAGGTTGTAAACTCAAACCGTGATGGCATACAACGCCTCTTTATTGATGATCAGACAACTCGCTGGACAGAAGGCGTAAACGAATATGGCCTGTCTATCATATCCGCTTCTTTTAGCGTTAAGAGTGACGAAAAAGAAGGAGAAAAAGTACTTAGCAAAAATAAGAAAAAGGCACCTATCGTTTCCCCTGACGGACTAGCTATTCGCAACGCGCTTCGTCGTAAAACACCAAAAGAAGCGGCGCAATATCTTATTGAAAAAGAACTTGCCGGAGCAACATTCATCTTTAACCCTGAAACATGCTATCTGCTCGAAGGCGGATTTACTGTAAAGAAAGCAGATGCTACCGCAGAAAAGCCTCGTGAGTATGTCTACAAGTTAAAAGAAATAACTCAAGAAGACGATCACTGTGTTCGCACGAATCATGGCATTGATATGCCCAATCTTGGATACAGTAAAAACGCTCAAGATGATCATCTCATAGCGGCTCGCAAAAGTTCAGAGAGCCGCTGGGAAATTGTAAACAACTATCTTCGCGATAATACAATAAGTGACCCATATGAGTTTCTTGAAGCGATGTCTCAAAAGCCGCATAAAGACAAATTTATGAATCCTATACGTACAGGAGACATTAAGAAAGCAGATATGGTCACCACTGGTCAACTACTCTTAGTTTCTAAGGAGCGCACTCTACACTATCGCCCAATATACAGCGAAGTATCGTTTGACTACAAGAAGCTAAATTCAGAAGAGGCCAAAACTTTCTTTGAAATAATTTCTAGCAGAAAGTTGCTTTCTTTCAAAGAATTTGTGCTGCCCCAATATAAATAAATTTGTTACCACGGTGGTAACAACACGGATGCCAGCGATGGGTCTGTGAATACATATAAAACTCGCTTAAATAGGAGAAACGAAAATGAAAATAAACACACTGTATAGGCCGTTTGGCATAGGGTTCGATCAACTCTTTCAAGAGTTTGATTCGATTAACAAAGAAAATTCGAATGTTTATCCACCACACAATGTGGTTAAACTTGACGAAGATCAGTATGTCATTGAGTTGGCAGTCGCTGGATTCGCTGAGTCGGAACTCGACATCGAAACCATAGAAAATTCGCTAGTGATCACTGGTGAAAAGTCTGAAAAAGACGAAAGAGAGTATGCCCACAAGGGCATCAGCGCCCGCAAATTTACGCGGCGCTTTACGTTGGCAGAGCATGTCATCGTGAGCGGAGCTTCTCTGCAAAATGGAATCCTATCTGTTTCACTTGAGAAGCAGGTTCCAGAAGAGAAGAAACCTCGCAAAATAGTAATAAACAAATAATACGAACCGATACATAAAATTGAACCGGCAAAGATTGTTGTTTACATCTTTGCCGGTTTATGTTATAATATCCTTACATGATTAATGGATTCTATACTTGCATCGAGCGAAAGATGAACACTCTCCTATACAGGGGATATGACGAAGACGGACAAAAAATTTACACCACATACAGGTTTCGCCCTGTTATGTATCTTGAAAGCAAGGATAGCAACGCAAAGTGGCGTTCACTTGACGGCCTCCCTCTTGAGCCAATGCGGTTCGAAAGCATGTCAGACTGTCGAGCGTTTATTAAAAATTACGAAGGAATTGATAGTTTTAAAATTTATGGAAATGATCGTCATATACCTGCTTTTATTCAAGCAGAGTTTCCAAACGAGATTAAGTATAACCCAAAAAAGATTGATGTCGTGTCTCTTGACATTGAGTGTAAGTCTGACAACGGTTTCCCGGAGCCATCGGTGGCTGATCAGGAAATAACCGCAATTGGACTTAAGAGTAGTCGCCTTGATCACTATATTGTTTGGGGTTTAAAGGAGTATGACTCGTCGCAGTCAAGTGTCCCTCATTTGAAAAAACAATTTAGGCAGTTTGATACTGAAGCTGAGTTGTTGTCTGACTTTTTATCTTGGTGGTCTGATACACTAAACACGCCAGACGTTATTACTGGATGGAACATTCGACTCTTCGACATTCCATATCTTGTCAATCGTATTTCGCGGGTGATTGGACAAGACGGCGCGAAAAAGATGTCACCGTGGAACTTTGTCGAACAAAAGTCAGTAATGATTAAAGGCAAAGAAAACTTCTTGTATAACTTGTATGGCATTCAACAGCTAGACTATCTTGACCTCTTTAAAAAGTTTGCGGCAAATACATATGGCGCACAAGAGTCATATCGCCTTGACTTTATTGCAGAAGTTGTGCTTGGACAAAACAAGATTGACTATAGCGAGTATGGCACTCTTACTGAACTTTATGAGCGCGACTACCAAAAATTTATTGACTACAACATTGTCGACATTGAACTTATTGAGCGGCTGGAAGCGAAGCTTGGTCTTATTAGTCTTGTATTTACGCTTGCATATTTCGGTGGCGTAAACTACGGAGACACGCTTGGTACAGTCGCAATTTGGGACAGCATCATCTTTCGAAAACTCGCGAGTCGAAAGATTGCAATTCCGCCAAACTCACGGTCGTTTAAAACCGACTATGCCGGCGGGTTTGTTAAAGACCCACAGGTCGGGCGTCACGAGTGGGTTATGAGCTTTGACCTTAATAGTCTCTATCCAAACCTTATTATTCAGTACAACATGAGTCCTGAAACAATTGTGCCTCATATGAAGGTGCCGGCGCTTCAAAATGGCGGAGAAGATAAAATTTTAAACTCTGATCAGATGTGGGCTCCAGAAGACAACCTCGCAGTCGCAGCAAACGGAGCATGTTTTCGTCGTGACAAGCAAGGCATTCTCCCAGAAATTATTGAAGAGCTATACAACCAGCGCGTAGATGTAAAGCGTCAGATGCTTGATTATGAGAAAGAAGCAGAGCTTACTGATAAAAAGTCTGCGCGATATCGCACCCTTCAAATTGAGATTGACCGGGCAAGTAATCGTCAGATGTGTTTAAAGATTCTTCTTAACAGTCTTTATGGTGCAGCAGCAAACCAGTATTTCAGATACTTTAACCTTGATATTGCTGAAGGCATCACGTTGTCCGGCCAACTTGCAATTCATACCGCAGAAAATGCCGTAAACGATTATTTGGCAAAGGCTCTTGGTGACGACGTCCCTAAGGATCGTATCGTTGCGTCAGACACAGATTCAATCTATATTAACCTCTCAGACGTCGTGCAAAAATGCAACCCAAAAGACGCCCATGCATTTTTAATTAAGTTTGGTAAGGAGGCTCTTGAACCAGTAATTCAAAGCGCATACGAAAAGTTGTCTTACAAAACAAACACGTATAAAAACACGATGGTTATGAAAGTAGAAAAGATTAGCAGCGTCGCAATCTTTACTGCTAAAAAGCGATATATCCTAAACGTGTTGTCCAGCGAAGGCGTGCAATACTCTGAACCTAAGATTGTGATGAAGGGCATTGAAGCAATCAAGAGTAGCACTCCTAAAATTTGTCGCGAAGAGTTTAAAAAGATCTTTAAGATTTTGGTTACAGGTTCAGAGTCTGACATTCAATCTGAAGTTTCAAAGTTTCGTGAAGTGTTTGATCGCTATCCAGTTGAAAAGATGGCGTTTCCTAGAGGAGTGTCCGATATCAATAAGTGGATGCAAAAAGTTGGCGCGAATGGAATAAAGGTGCCATATAAAAGTGGCACGCCAATCAACAGCCGAGCATCAATTATGTACAACTCGTTGTTAAAGCAACATGGCTTGACTCAGCAATATCACCTTATCAAGGGTGGTGACAAGATTAAATATATCTACCTTAAAAAGGGTAATCCCACTGGCGAAAATGTCATTGGCTTTATTGACACGCTGCCTCCAGAATTTGAACTAGAAGGTTGGGTAGATCGTGACTTACTTTTTGAAAAAACCTTTTCTGACCCGCTTCAGCTTGTACTTGATGCAGTTCATTGGCGAGCGTTTCCAGTTGCGAGTCTTGAAGATTTCTTTAACTAAATCAGATATATACACATATGAGTACAAATTGGGTAAAAGACATCTATGACATGCATGCAAAGTATGGAGTGCACTCCGCAATCGAAAACTTTGACGCTGAAAAGCTGAGACAGTTTTTAAACTTTCGTTTGGATTTTCTTGAAGAAGAACTTAACGAAACAAAGGCAGCCGCAAGTGGCGAGCAAATAGACGCAGAAGAAGTTGTTGACGGTCTTATTGACTTGTGTGTCGTCGCGATAGGCACACTCGACGCGTTTGGAGTAAATGCATACTCTGCATGGAGTGCAGTTCACTCAGCAAACATGAATAAACACGTTGGAATTAAAGAGTCTCGACCAAACCCACTAGGGCTTCCAGACCTTGTAAAACCTGAAGGGTGGTGTGCACCGTCTCATGCCGGCAATCATGGTAAACTAACTGGTCTATAAAAACATTTACATCTAGTCTAAAATAGATTAGAATAACATTCGAATGCAATACAGTCTTACTATATTTACGTCAATTTTTGATAACAAGACTCAGCGTCGCATGACCTTTAACAGTGTTGACGCCTTTGAAAAGCTGTTGTATAAGTTAAGTGAGCAGCCAGGATACAAGCCTAAAAAAGGAGAGTTTCGTACTGGCTCGCCTCTCATTAGTCCAGCTCGGTTTATTGAAAATGAAACGCGTAAAAACGCAAACGTAGTTTCATGGGGTGGGTGGGCAGCACTTGATGTCGATGACTATAGCGGTTCGTTTGAAGACGCGATAGACGGCTTTAAGAGCGCACGATTTATATGCTACTCGTCTGCCAGCAGCACAGTCGAAAAGCCAAAGTTTAGAGTGGTGTTTCCACTCACATGCGAGGTTCCAGCTGACAACATAAAACATTTTTGGTACGCACTAAATACCGAATACAACTCTCTTGGAGACCCGCAGACAAAGGATCTGTCACGTATGTATTATGTGCCTGCTCGCTATCCAAACAGTCACTGCTTTATATTCTCACACCACGACGCGCCGCTACTGGATCCATACACACTTATGAGTAAGCATCCATATATAGTGAAAGAGACTGCCGCAACATTTTTTGACAAGCTTCCAGAAAATATACGCCTAAAAGTTTTGCAACATCGTCGTGAGTCGCTTACAAATACTTCATACACATGGAAGTCTTATCACGACTGCCCATTCGTAAATCAAAGAATGGTGTCAGACTATCGCAACATTCAACACTCTGGATGGTACACACAAATGTACAAAATAATGATTAGCATCTCTTCAAACGCGATGAAGCGCGGCTATCCAATCACTCCTCAAGAAGTTGCCGGTCTTTGCAAGGAGATTGACCTTGAGACCGGGGGCTGGTACAAGTCACGCCCGATGGAACTTGAGGCCTCCAGAGCCATAGAATTTGCCTCCCGGGGCCTCTGATTCTCACAAATTTGCCTCCCGGGAGGCCTCCAGAAGGTCATTTTCTCTATACGGGGCTTAACTTCGGGGCTTTTTTTCACTTTTTTGAAAAAAGTTGTGTACTTTCCGTGGGTTTTATGGTATAATAACCATGTAAGCAACAATATGACACCACAAACCAAAGCACAACTCGAAGCCCGCAAGTCACTCATCGCCAAAATCGCTCAGCGTCATGCTGCTGAACGTGACCTTCTCAAGTCGTTCGAGGTTGAAAAAAATACCAAAGTCTCGGACGAATATGAAGCCCTCGTGCAGGACGAATATGCACGAGTTCGCAAGGCCTCAACCTTCAACCCAATTTCTCTCTAACCCCTCTTAGTAAGCAACACCACAAGAACAACAATATGATTGATATCACCACAGTGCAGGGATTCTGGTATGACGGCAACACTCCTATCGCCAATCTTGTTGATGGCAGGGAGGTTGTGTTGAGTGAAGAAGATGCACAACGCATCTTGGACTGGACCGCCGAGATGGCAACCAAATAATAATTTCCCCTGAAGTATTGGCCCGCCAGCTGATCTTCTAAAATGCAGCTAGTAAATTCCGGACATGACTTCTGTTTGAGTCGACTTTAATGGAACATGAAAAAACTAGATCAACGTTTTAGAATGAACTCTGGGAGACGAGGTTCAACTCCTCGCAGGGGACACCACTTTCGAGCCTCGAGCACTCGCTAAACCGCTCTAGAGAGTTGAGCATCTCTAAAAACTGCTCACCACTTTCAACAGCAACAATTCAATATTAGCATGACCAACGACGATAAACATTACGGAACGGTAGAGATCAAGATGCCAAATGGTGAGTACTTCGTCACTGAGGTAGTCAAAGATGGTGATAAGTTCATCACTGGAACCTTCACCAACACCGGACGGTTTCACCTTCGCCTACGAGATGAGTGGGAGGTTACTATAAGCGACTACGCAAATGAGCAGGAAGCACTAGAGGAGCTCTATGCTGAGCTTGAAGGATATGCGAACTCTCCAGAAGCTCTGCTTCAATATGCTTAATAATACTATGAAGACATATCTCGTTCAATCATACACCGACAATGGTCGAGGTGCTTACCCAATCTATTTGGTCATGAAAGAAAAAGAACTCAAGCGAGTCAAAATCTATGGAGACTTTCTAAATGTCTATGAGTTGGCATCACCTCGACCACTTTCTATAACTAAGATGAAGGAGCTAAAAATTCCATTCATGTCAAAAAACAAATAACGCACATGCCTGAAAGAGCAAGAGCATATCTAATCGAAATCTCGACACTGTCTAGAATTATCGTACACTCTGCAGGTTTGCCTCCAGGCTGGACAGAAACAAACTTAACACCGGAAATTGAGCAACGCGCCTTGACTAAAGCAGAACATCACCGCGTCATTCATCTTTGTCCAAACACATTCGAAACCATCGCAAGCTATAAACTACAATGAGAACATCACACTTTTATCCACTCATATTTTTGATATCACTGATCTTTGGAGTCTGCGTGACTTCAGCACTCGCTGCAATCATAAAGCTCATCATGACATTGTTCTAAACATCGAGAAGCTTCTCACAAACAACAATACACACTATGCTAAACGCACTGCTAAATAAACTGCGCAACGCATTTAAGTTTAAAGACGAAATCACTCCAAAGTTTGGATGGTCGATCTTTGCTACCGATGACAGCATTCATCTTTCGAGACGCGTCACTGAAGCGCAGCGTAAACAGATGCAACAGTTGCCATGATTTTAGCTATCGAACATCTTCAAAATAGTTTTGTATTTGTAAGCTGGATCGCTGCTGGTTGGCTAGTCGGTGCTGCAATCACAGCTTACGTGATGCGATCTTCAAAAAATAAATAACATGACATCATACGAAAAGAGAGTACAAGAGTTGGAAGAAGAGGGATGCACCAGATCTGACGCGCAGGGCATCGCAGACATGGAGTTTGAATCCGAAGCGATGTGCGAAACGTTTACACAAATTTTTAAATAATATGAACAGTTCACAATACGAATTAGAAGCGTTGGTGCTGACTATACCTCACAACCTTGTAAAGTTAGGGCTAATCGACAGCGAAGACGAATACTCGTTGTTTTATACCCTACGACACAACGTTGAGGCTATACGTCGTAAAAATCACAAGCGCGCTAACATTTTTACTCGACTAAAAAATAAGCTTTATGGCTCTCGTTGAAATCTTCTTGAATCGTGGCATAAGTCTCTACGACGGTCGGTTTGCAAACTACAACCGACACGCGTTTGAGTATGAGTCACGACTAGAGGGTGAAGACGCAGCAGAGGAAGCCTATAGAATAATAAACTCTGCGGGCTTTGAGTTGCAAGATGATGAGCTCGCGATTCAAGAAGAGTATTTGGCAAACAACGATGAAATAATTACTAGTGGAGATGTCGTAGTCGTCGATGATGCGGTGTATATTTGTTTGCCGATTGGTTGGAAAAAGATGTAAAAAAGTATTTACAAAAGTCTATAGATAAGGTATAATAGCTCATGCAAGTAAACTTTGAAAACGTTGTAGTGTTTGTGGCATTTCTGCTCTATGCAGCGGTCTGCTTCGCACACTGCTACAAACAAAACTATGCATGGGCCGTTGTCTGGGGAGGATACGCGGTATCTAACCTAGGATTGATCGTAGCACAATCACTAACCAAATAAAACTATGGGAATGTTCGATTATATACACGTAGGAACGACACTGCCTGAAATTCCTCAAGGCATCATAGAAAATTGGGGAAGTGTCGATAAAATTGCCTTTCAAACCAAAGATACACCAAATCAAGCAATGTCAGCTTACAAGATTGACGGTGCTGGTCAACTCTGGGTCGAAAAGACTGAAGGTCATTGGGAAGAAGGAGAAGAGGTGCCAGAAGACGCAAGCATCGGCACCAAACTTGCCGCAATTGGCCGCTATGTCGTCGATGATCGGTGGTGGGTATTTGAAGACTATACAGGTGCGATTCAATTCTATGAAAGTTACAGTCATGAAGACTACAACGATTGTGAGCTTGCGTCATGCAGCGACGATTGGATGCGATTTGAATATGGATGGATCGAGTATCGTGCACTCTTCAAAAATGGAAAGCTTTTAGAAGACATTGAACTTGTTGAACACAAAGAGCCACAAAAGCTATCTGATGAAGAGTTGCAAGATCGTAAAGACACACAAAAGAAGAGGAGAGAGGAAACTGAAACGTCATTAAAAGAGCGTCGCAAAAACTCTCCATCGCCTGAACAAAAACTAATAGACGATATTGACCGTGAATGTAGACTCGTTGAAACAATTATGGATGAGACTGATGTCAGTCTTGCGCTTAGTAATATCAGAATTATCATCTCAGAATACAGAACAAAACATGATCCGTGGTACTAAAGAAACAGAAGAGAAGTTGTATACATATCAAGGCAAAACATTCTATTGCAAGCCTTCTACTATACAACAATTAAACCTAGCACTAGCATACAACAGAGCAAAAGAACGTTATGAAGAAGTTAAGCCAAACACAACAAGAAAAGGTTGAAACTGCGCGCGCAGCAATCAAACATCTGCAAGACGCTGAAGCTATCATCTACAACAACCTTGTACAAGAGGTTGAACTAGACAATGACTGGCTCTATGACTATATCTTTAACTGCGCCGTAGAAGATAACTATTCTGCGATGGTACGAAAAGAAATTTTCGAATAAAGATGGCAGCAACAAACGATATTACTGGAGACGCTATAGCTTCACGTGTGCTTTCGGCTCAAGGTCGAGAAAACTTTGATGCAGCATTCAAGAAAAAATCGCTGGTTGAATGGTATCTTGACGAAGGCATCATCATCGATGCTAACGGAGAAGACTATCACCGACCGGTTGGCTATTCAGAATTTAGGTCACACTTTAGAAACAATAGATAGACTATGAACAAACTAATACTAGCAAGCGCAAGTTGGTGCGCACCGTGTCAGGCAATCAAAACACGACTGCAATCAGAAAATTTAACCGATCGAATAGAGATCAGAGACGCAGACATTGACGGTGCATTTTTTAAAGATCACGGCATCAAATCTGTGCCTCGCCTGCTTGTTATGAATGGTGAAACTGTCGTAGAGACAATTCAAGGTTCAGAAGATATAATCAAGCGTATCAAGAGCTGAGTATGAGCTACAACCTTTTTCTTGACGACATTCGTAAACCAGAGCATGCTTATATCTATCCTAAGCGTGACGGCTCTGGTCTAATCATAGACGCTCGCAGTTTAAAACGCTGCTCGGGAGTAGATGATGCAGATTGGATTGTAGTTCGTGACTACAACTCGTTTGTCGACACTATAGAAGAAAGAGGATTGCCAGATGTAGTCAGCTTTGATCATGATCTGCATGAAGAGCATATAAATCACTATTTTAACGTCACGCAAGACACCGGCGTTATTGAATACGCAAACTTAAAAGAAAAAACTGGTAAGCACTGCGCAGAAGTCTTCATCAAAAAATGTAAACAACTGCAACCACAAAAACTTCCAGATGTTTATGTGCACAGCGCAAACAAGTATGGAGCTATAGAAATTAAACAAGTATTAGAACAGCTATATGATTAAGAGAATATTCCAAGACTTAGACGAGTGTATCTTGCATACGCTTGTAAACAAGATGCCACATGACCATGAGAAGTATGTAGAGTTTATACTCAGTGATGACATGCATACCTATCGCACACTTATTCGCCCGTGTGCAAAGCGACTCTTTGAATACTACAATAGCGTTGTAGGTAAAGAAAATGTCTATATCCTTACAACTGCGACACGCGACTATGCCGAAAGTTTGAATAGACTTGGTGAGTTTGGACTCGACAATGATCACATCTATACACGCGAAGACATTCAGCAATATAGCATCAGTCACGGTTGGGATGGTGAAGGTGCAGTGCCTATGCCTATCGCTGACAAAGACAATGTGCTCATCGATAACCTTCCACCTCGCTATAACTGCAACAAGATGGACATGATGGGTATCGTTACAAAAAATTATCATCAGACACCAGAATATTATGGCGTCAATTTTCATGATGAAGATTTCTATGAAGATGTTGTGAAGTTTATCAAAGATAGACTATGAACAGAGAATTTAAATTTAGATTTTGGAATAGAATCGCACAGCGATTTCAACCAGCATCAAAATATGCTATTGATGGCAAAGGAGATTTAGTTGCCTATGATTATGAAATGGGAGCGTACAATGACGCTGTTTCTTTTTCAAAAACATGCATTGTTGCGCAGCAATACACTGGACTCAAAGATAAAAACGACAAAGAAATCTATGAAGGAGACATTGTAAAAATTTTTAACCATCCTCTGTATGAGGAAGTTGTTTATGAACCAGAAGGAAGCGGATTTGGACTCTTTATGCATGATAACGAAAACAAAGATAATGCCGCATTCGAATTTCTTAGTGATTGGACTGGTTCAGGCGGTTATGAAGTAATCGGCAACATCTTTGAGAACAACGAATTATTAAAATGAAGTATAAAGTAACTATTAGCGAAGGCTGCACAGCTTTCTATACCGAAATCAACGGCAAGATTGTTGGTGGAGAGTATGAACCGACATGTTTCAATGACGCAGAAACCGATGAACTTGTAGACCATCTGTGTGAGCAGTTTAAAAAAGAATTGCGACAAAACACTGTATGTCTCAACGATTTGATTCAATGCTTTCAGCCAGACAGCTGGGAGACTGATGAGGATAGCTGCGAACAGTGCGGAGATAGTGTACATAAGAGATATTGGGAATTTTAATGTTTACATTTGAAGGAACTTTGGTATAATAGTCATATGAATCAGATGTCTCTTTATCAAACCAATAGCTTGATTGAACACGAAAAGCTTCGTGCCTTTGTTGAGCTTGTGTCAAATGGTCCTCGACCAGACGGCACATACAACTATTGTCGTGAAGCTTTACAGCAGCGAGCAACTCAACTTTTGAAAGAATTAAAACAATCAAGAGAAGAAGTTATGGAAACTATACTATGTCATAAAAATGAAAATATGGAGAATATGGGCTAAAGCAATGGGGTCAAAGATTAGCGATGATGATCGTGAGTCTGATGTCGCTGCAATCGTAAGAACAATTTTTTGGA